ATTCTATTATTTTTTATTGATTTAATTGTTCCATCATCAGCTGTAAAATGACCACAATTAATTTGTTGAAGTCTCATTAATTGAGTTAAGACTGTAGCTGTACTCATTGTTTTTCCATCCATTTCAGCTAACGCTAAATGTTTCATCTGTTTATAAATTTTTTCTTGTTCTGGTGTGAGTTTGACAATTCTTTTCATAAAAGTTTTAGCAGGAAGATCTAAACAATCATCTTTCAAGACTCGGTAAGAAAAAGGTTTTAATTTTTCAGACAATTCCGATAGGTTTCTATACCCCACAACAATTTGAACAGATCGTCCACCAAAATTAGCAGTTTTCATTACTGCATATCTTGTTCTAAATGTATAATAAGAAGAATGACCCAATAGTTCTGGGTATAAAAACTCACATTGTTTATATAAATCTAAAGGTGATTTAGTGATAGGGGAACCTGTTAATATTCTTCTATATTTAACACCTTCAGATAATTTACATATATTCTTAGTTCTTTTAGCATCTGGATTTTTAATAGTAGTACTTTCATCAATAGCCATTAAAGTATTATGACAAGATAAAAATTTTCTAGCAAAATCAACTCCCTTCTGAGTTGAAAAAGCTTCTACATTCATTATTAAAATATGAAGTTCTTCTCCTGTTTTAAATAAAGTTCCTAATTTTCTTGATTGTCCTTTGTTAATATTTGCTTGCCACAAAACGGGCACATTCTCAATATGATCAGGTAAATGAGTAGGGATTTCTTGTTTATACCAAGTACCAACCACGCCTTTAGGCGCCACAATTAAGGCACCATTAATTTTACCGGCATCATAAAGCATAGCAATATTGTCTAGTAACACTTTAGATTTACCAGTTCCCATTTCCATGAACAAAGCAAAATATGGTTTGTTCCAGGACATTTCTAAAGCCTTAAGCTGATGCTTATACGGCGGCGTTTTAAACTTGTAGTTCATTTTAAATCTTTCTATTGACTTAATATATATAATATCTTATATACATTGTCAATGACAGAAAGAAGAGAAATATGTTTACAGTAATGAGTGGGTCCGATAAGGAGCCTATTGTTTATGTTATTCAAGAGATACCGGGAACAAAATCTGGTACTCCTAAAATAAATATAATGAGTGCTTCCAAGTATGGAAAATTCAAATTCCTCCTTCCCGAATTCTCACAAATTATATTCTCGCCTGGACCTTTAATTTTTAAATTAAGAACTCTTCTAAAAAATTATAAACAAGAAGATTATTTATTATTAACTGGAGATCCAGCGATCATTGGTGTAGCATGTTCTATTGTGTCACAACTTACAAACGGAAAATACAACTTATTGAAATGGGATAAACAAGAAAGACAATATTATCCTATTACTATAAACTTAAACGAGAAAGGAGAAATTGATGAGTAGTATTGATTTTGAAAAAGATCAGAGAGAAGATTTAGGTGCGGTAAACGAAGCTAAAAATTTATCTGATCAAGTAGTAAAACTACAAAAGTTAGAGGACGATGTAGTGAGTAAAGAGGAAGAGCTGAAGGAACTGAAAAGAAAAAGAGATTTAGTTTCAGGAGAAGTCATTCCTACAATGATGCAGGAAATGAATATCTCCACATTAAAATTAGCGGATGGATCTTCAGTAGAAGTGAAACCCGTATATGGTGCTTCCATTCCTAAAACAAGACAGGAAGAAGCATTTAAATGGCTTCGAGAAAACGGCCTAGGTGATCTTATTAAAAATGAGGTTACTGTTGCTTTTGGTCGTAACGAAGACGATAAGGCTACGCAATATGCTAGCCTTGCGCAAGGTCAAGGGTATCAACCGGTCCAGAAGTTCAAGGTTGAGCCAATGACACTTAAAGCATTAGTCAGAGAGCGTGTCGAATCTGGACAGGATATGCCCTCTGATTTATTTAACCTGTTCGCAGGCAACCGAACAAAAATAACAAGGAAACAATAAACATGAACGAGGTACAAGAAAAAACAAACTCTTCTGTTCCTGCCAATGTATTTGAGCAGGATGCAGCAAAAGGTTTAGGCAATATAAGCCAACAAGATTTGGCATTGCCGTTTTTAAAAATCCTTGGACAATTATCACCTGAAGTAAACGAGAGAGATGGTAAATATGTCAAAGGTGCCAAGGCAGGAATGATTTTCAATTCTGTCACTGGTGAGTTATATGATGGTGTGAAGGGCATTGATGTCGTTCCATGCTTTTATAAACTCGAGTACATAGAATGGAAAGATAGAGGAGAAGGATTAGGAGCACCAATTGCTATCTATGATTCCTCATCTGACATCATGTCAAAAACAAAACCAGATGCAAACTACAAGGATAGATTACCGAATGGTAATTATCTTGAGAAGACAGCATCTCATTTTGTAATTATCTTAGGAGATAGTCCTTCAACAGCGTTGATTTCTATGAAATCTACTCAATTAAAAATTAGTAGAAAGTGGAACTCAATGATGAGTGGGATTAAATTGAAAGGTAAAACGGGGTTATTTACTCCTGCATCTTTCAGCCACATTTACAAACTAAAAACTACCCAAATGTCGAATGACAAAGGCACTTGGTTTGGTTGGGAAGTGAGTAAAATTGGTCCTGTATCAGATACTCAGATGTATCAGCAAGCTAAAACTTTTTCTGAAAACATTTCCAAAGGAAGTGTCAAAGCGAAACACGGCTCTGATAAACCAAAAGGGTCTGACTCGCATTTCTAGTTTAATCGAGTAGTCGGTTAAAAAAGGGGCGAGAGCGGGAGACTTAACTCGCCCCTCTGAAAGATAATTATGGAAAAGAAATATATAAATTTATTTAACGGTTATAGACGCGCTTATGGTGTCGCTGATTGGACCAATGTAAAAATTGATCCGGTTAGTGGTAAAAAGAAACCAGACTATAGGTGGTCTTTTGAAGAATTTACAGATCAAATATATATTGACCATTTAAACGGCTCTAAATCTGTAGGAATTCAGCCTACAAATGAGAATTCAGAAGTTAAATTTGGAGTCATTGATATAGACCCAAATAATTACGATAATTTCGATAGAAAATTTTTTATAGATAAAATTCAAGAATTTAAATTACCTTTAATCCCTATTGAATCTAAAAGCGGGGGACTTCATCTTTTTATTTTTATGAAGGATTTTATATCCGCGACTCTTTTAGTATCTTTCTTAAGTAATCTTCTTCCTCTTTTTAAATTAAAACCAGACACAGAAATTTTTCCCAAGCAAACACAACTAACTAAAGACACAGAAACTGGAGAATTAAGACCAGGACAATTTATTAACTTACCTTATTATAAAAAAACAGAACGTAGAGCAGTGAACGTTGATGGAACTTTTTTTACCTTTGAACAATTTATTGAAGTAGCTGAAGCTAATTTAGTAGGTAAAGATAGTTTAGATAACATTACAGAAGATATTGATAGAAAGATATATGAAGGAGCGGATGATGATTTTAAAGATGGGCCTCCTTGTCTCGCTCATCTTTCTACAATTATGAAAGATCCAACTTTTGATGGCAAAGATAGATTTATGTATAACTATCATGTCTTTGTTAAAATGAAATATGAAGATACATGGAAACAAAAAGTTAAGAATGCTCCAGTCAAATATTTTGCAGAACAACACGCCAATGCGTGGGATGATAAATTATTAAATGCTAAAGTAAGATCATGGTCAAGATCCTTAAAAGGATACACATGTACGCAGAGTCCTATTAGTGATCATTGTAAAAAAGGAATCTGTGTTAAGAAAAGATTTGGAGTTTTAGCAGGATCTAAAGGAACGTATCCAGAATTAACTAATTTAAAAAAGATAGACTTGGAACCAGAACCAGAATTTGAATTTGATGTAATTAAATCTGACGGTATTAGCACAGCTACAGTTCATTGCAGAAGTGTAGAACATGTGAATGATCAACGTAAAAGAAGAAATGCAATTTCTAAAGCAGCAGGGTTTGCTCCCCCTATTATTAAAGGAGACGAAGACCAAACTGTTCTTGATACATTATGGAGGACACAAAAGATAGTTTCCCCTCCTATTGGTACAACTCCTAAAGAAAAATTACATGATGTTCTTCATGCTAAAATAAATGGGGCCAAAGCTACCAATGACGCTAGCTTTAAATCAGGAACTGTACTGATTGAAGAAGGAAGTGCCTATTTTAAATTTGATAAATTTTATGACAAATTAAAATCTAAAAACTGGAAGTATAGTGAAGATAAAACAGGGAACATGATGATGAAGACTTATGAAAGTTGTGACATAGAATTTATGGAACAAAAAAGATTCCCTAGTAAGACGAAAGGTAAATATAACACCCCTACTAAAAACATAGTTAAAATTTCTATTAAAGATTTTGAGAATGTTCCGATTTATCATACCAGACTCAAGCACCAGAAGGACATCATATGATTAAAAAATATAAAGAAAAATTTGAGATATGGTCCTTATACTATAGACAAGAAATTGTTTGGTTTATTGTTGGGTTTATTATTGGAGCGATACTATTATGATGAGAAAAATACTCGGGCCTCCGGGAACAGGGAAAACAACTAAATTATTAAAATATGTAAAAACATTTTTAAAATTGGGAACTCCTCTGGAGAAAATAGGTTATTTTGCCTTTACTAAAAAGGCTGCAAATGAAGCAAAAAATAGAATGTTGGACAGCTATCCTGACCTATCTTACAAGCATTTAAAACGTTTTCAAACCTTACACTCTCTAGCTTTTGAAAGATTGGGTATGAAAAAAAGTGAAGTCATGCAAGATGAACATTATGAAGACATAGGAAAAAAATTAGGAATTGAAGTTACAGTTTATAGTGATGGTCAAGAGCGAACAGGCTTTGTAGATTCAGACAGTGAATATTTTAATTTGATTAATGCAGCTAGAATCAAAGGAATTTCTAGTGAAGAAGAATATAATTCTGATATGTATTCCGATGATCTAGATAAAAACTTAATTCCAATTTTAGAAGACGAAATTAATAATTATAAAGATGCGTTTCAGTTAAAAGATTTTACGGATATGATCCATAAATTTAATAAGGCAGAATTGTGTCCAAAATTTGACGTAGTATTTATTGATGAAGCACAGGATTTATCTCCTATTCAATGGAAAATGTTTGAAGAGCTAAAAAAGCACACAAAACATATGATTTTAGCGGGTGATGATGATCAAGCTATCTATGCATGGGCCGGCGCAGACGTAAAAAGATTTCAAGATGAGCCTGCAAAAGAAATTATTTTGCCACAATCTTACAGGGTACCTCGCACTGTTCAACATATTGCTGACAATATTTTGGATAGAATACCAGATGAGAGGAGAATAAAAAAAGAATGGGATGCAAGAGACGAAGAAGGAGATGTTTATTTTGGAACTGCAATTGAAGATGTTCCTTTACATGAAGGGGAATGGTTAGTGTTAGCAAGATACAACGATAGACTCATAAAACTTAAACCCATTTTAAGAGAGATGGGAATTTATTTTGAGTATAAAGGACGCAAGAGTTATAAAGCTAGACTTTACAATGCTATTCAAAATTTTACTAGATGGACTAATGGTGACCAACTTTCTCTAACGGAATGTAAAGACTTGTTTGAATATCTTGGCAAAGAATTTAAAGAAAAAGAAGAACGTATGTATGACCTTAAAGAATTTGGATATAGCCACACTGATAGATGGTTTGATGTATTTGAAACTGAACCTGAGGATAGTTTGTATATTAGAAATATGTTGACGCAAGAAGAAAAATTAAGTGAATCGGCTCGAGTTACTTTATCCACAATTCATTCTGCTAAAGGAGGAGAAGCTGAAAATGTATTATTAATTTTAGACAATACCAAAAACATTAGAGAAGCCATTGAAAGATCTCCTGATAAAAGTGATGAAGAAAACAGGATATGGTATGTAGGAGTAACAAGAACAAAACAGAATCTTTATATAATGACAGCGCGAAAGGAGAGTAATGGATATGACATCGAAAGTGTACACTAAGCAGATCGGCGGGGCCCACTACAAGAAAATGAAAATTCAGCCAAGTGAATTTGTTCATGAGAACAGAATGTTATTTGCAGAAGGCAACATAATAAAGTATATATGTAGACACCCGTATAAAGATGGAAAGCAGGATATATTGAAGGCAATACATTATTGTGAAATGATTATTGAAAGAGATTATAAAAATCCAAGCCCAATGGATAAACCTAATTTCTGGGGGATCTTAGCTGGCGGTAGAAACAAATGAGAATCCCTAAATTTGAAGCACAAACTGAATGGGTTAAACCAACAGAATTTCCAGACTTAAGAAAAGTCGATGAGATTGCAATAGACTTAGAAACTAAAGATCCTGATCTTATTAAAAAAGGATCAGGTTCTATTATTGGTAATGGTGAAATTATTGGAATTGCAGTGGCAACTTCATTCTATAAAGGATATTTTCCAATTGCTCATGAAGGCGGAGGAAATATGGATAAGAAACAAGTTTTCTCTTGGCTTAAAGATGTTTTAGAAGCCCCATCCACAAAGATTTTTCACAATGCAATTTACGACGTATGTTGGTTAAAGGCATCAGGTTTTAAAATTAATGGTGACATTGTCTGTACTATGATTGCATCAGCAATTACTGATGAAAATAGATTTAGATATGATTTAAATAGTTTATCCTGGCATTATTTAGGCTATGGAAAGAATGAAAGAGCTTTAGCTGAAGCTGCTGAAGAATGGGGAATCGATCCTAAAGCAGAAATGTATAAGCTACCTGCTATGCACGCAGGATCTTATGCTGAACGAGATGCTGAGATTACTCTAGGCTTGTGGCAAGAGATGAAAAAAGAAATAATTCATCAAGACTTAGAAGATATATTTGATTTAGAAACTGATTTGTTTCCATGTCTTGTAGATATGAGATTTAAAGGAGTCAGAGTAGATGTAGAAAGAGCTCATGCAATGAAAAAACAATTAATAGCAGAAGAAAGAGAACTTCTACACCAAATAAAAAGAGAAACTAATATTGATACACAAATCTGGGCTGCAAGATCTGTAGCTAACGTATTTGATATGTTAAAAATAGAATACCCTCGAACAGAAAAAAC